ACTAAGTTTCGCAAAATCCTGGAAGATTAGAGAAAGAGTAGCTGAGAATCCAAATACTCCAATACATGCAATATCACAATTAAGGTATGATGACTATGACGATGTAATAAGAGCGGTGCATGGAAATCCTAAATTTAGAAAACTTCTAGATCTAAGAGGAGATAGAGATTATGAAGTACTATTAATGGCTTCTAAATACTTAAAGATCTATTAAATATATCGTATCTGCTATTACAAAAGTTTCTCCGGGTATCCAAACACATATACATTCTTCATGTATATGATGATGTATAGTAGGAGTATAAGATGGACACTGTGAACATGGCTTAGCTCTCTTAGTAGTATTACAACTTACAAATATAACAATGCTTATTAAAGCTATTAATAATAAAGATATTATTCTTTTAATATTCATATATCTTTATTCTATTTAACTCAGCCGCGCCGTTTTTATCATATATTTTAGTATTAAATATATGTTCATTAACTGGTGGGTTATCACTAGGATTAGGATAGTTAGTTATTCTAGTTCCTAAATAATATCCCAATCCCCTATAATATTTTCCTTCTATATAAGTATTATGTTTCATTTTATTCTTCTATTAATGTTACCACTGATTCTACTTCTGGATATTTTTTTAACATTTCATTTATAGCATTTATATTTTCTTCAGCATCATCCATGAAATATAATGTATCATATCCATTAGGTTTAGTTATTTCATTCTCTACCCAATCTGCTTTATCTTTTGGATCACCAGATCCGAGAGCTACAACATATGGCTTAAGTCCAAAAGTTTTAAAGAATGCCGTTACTGGTATTCCTATTCCACGTGCTGTTAATATAGTTACTTTCCTAGAACCCTTTGGACTCTTCCTAGCTTTCTCCAATTGATTAACTAAAATCTTAAAGTTCTTTACAATTAACTTTGGATTTTTAATCATCTTGTTAAATTCACTATAATCAAAACTTTCACCATCTAATGGTTCGTAATCTACGTATTCCTTTGGTGTTAGTTTTTTAATTACCTTTTCATTTTTAATGACATATACACTAGAATTTGTATCAGCTAAAACGCCATCAAAATCAAAAACACTCAATATTTTATTATTATTTCCCAATGTTATTAATATAGTTCATATATAAACGAAGATACTCTCATAGAACTTTCGGTGGATTCATCAGAGTGATCTAAATATTCTTTTTGTATAGAATTGTTTATTATAACATTCATCTTAGTATTATTAAACTGTTTTATAATGCTTGGTTCTATTATATTTCTAACAACCTCATCATTAAATAATATAGTTATTCTATACGGTAACCATTCAATAGCATACTTGTTTATCTTTTTAGCAGGAGATTTAAATCCCAACCAATGATTTTTTGCTCCCATATTATAATTATCTGGATACTTTCCTAAATGTATATTAGACGGTGTTCTCCAGAATTTACCAAGCAACATTTCATGTGACCAATTAAAGTAACTTCCATTCTTATTAGTATATCCCTCAAAGACATCTATCTCCGGTGGCCATGAATCCCATGACCACATCCAAAATGCTGGCCATAATAATGGACCCTCTGGTAATTGCGCCTTTATTTCAAAGTAACCATATGAAAATTTCTCTTTGCAAGATACTAATCCAACTCCTATTGGAGATATTATTTTATTATCAAATATATTAAATTCCTTTGGATTATAATGAGTTTTTAATAATAATTCATCATCATTGTTAGGATGATATAATATCTCAACAGCGGATGGATCATACCAACATTCTGGTTTACCCGAATGTATTTGACCCCATCTTTCTTGAGTTAACCATTCATATCCTTGCCATTTTATAATTTTACTCATCTTTTTTTATTTCTTTTTTGTACCATTCAATTAAGCATTCAAACTGTCTGTCGCTTAATAGCTTGTTCTTTTTAAAGTATTTCTCTACTCCCATGATAAATTCGTTCTTAATATCCTCCTTTGTTTCTTTGAATATCTTTTTAATGTTTTCTTTTGTATTTTCCATCTTTGTTTTGGTTTAATAAATACTATAGTAGCTATTTTTAGTTTACTTAGTAGTTTTTGCTACTGGAGTAGCTTTACTCATCTTTGTTTTGGTTTAATTATATTTTTAATAATGCTATAGAAATTACATATAAAAAACCAGATAAAATCTATGCTTATTTTCCTTCTTTGTTTTTTATTAAGTTTTGTCGTATCCATCTTCTTTGTTTTGGTTTAGTTCTTTATGTTTTAATATACATCACGATATTTGTATAAAAAATCCGTAAGCTCTTTCTGTGTTTTAAATCGGTTTCTACCAATCCAAAATTTCATCTTGTACATATGAAGCGCTAATGAAGACTTATATCTTTCTGTATCATCCTTATCATCATATCTAATCAAATCAAATTCTACTGTTTGTTGTAACAATTCAATATCTTTAGAAGTCATTTCTATATTATTCATCTTTGTTTTAGTTTACTATTTTTACTGATGGCCAACGAGTATCTAACAATGACATATGTTCATCATCAATGTAAATATAAGATGGATGAACATTATGTTGGTCAATTATCTTATGTTTCTCTCCGTTATGGATTGCATACAACCCTATTAAACTTTTATATCGTTCAGAACTTCTACTCATCTTTGTCTTTGTTTAATTTCAAGTAATGATTTATGGGAATCAATGTATTTGATTCTTCTAACATTTTAGGTTTACCCACAAATCTACTATACCATTCCTCATCATCAACAGCCGATTTTTTACATTTGCACCAAACCATATCATGTCGCGCTTTGCAATCTGTAATAAATTCATCTTCACATATCTGACATTGCCATAATGTGTATCTTAATTTTTCTTCACTCATCTTCTTTGTTTTGTTTTAAATTTCTTCCATTCTTCATCACTGTACTTACTAACATAGTAACCACATTCTATCATATACTCCATTCTTCTTACATTTGATTTCATAATAAATAATGCACGTTCTGTTATATCATGTTGTGTAGGTATGTAAGGTTCAGGTATTAGTATCATCTTTGTTTTAAGTTTCGTGTGTAATAAAGCGTATATAGAATAATGGGAGTATAACATATAACCAGCCACATTAAAGCATTAAGCAAATATAATATCTCTTCTTTACTCATCTTTGTGTTTTTTCTCGTTCACTTGGAGGAACGATAGGTATTTTATACTGTTCCCGTGTTTTGGTTGTCCTATAAAAGCATTGGAATTTTTCACCTACAACTTCATAACTAATTAGGTCACTTTCCTTTTTATCATATAGGAACTCATTTACTTTATCGTCTAATCTAGCCACCATCTTTACTCTCCCAGTTTTTAAAACTGAATAGGTAGGTTCTATTTCAATATATTTTATCATCTTTGTTTTGGTTTATATTATTATCATTGAAACTTCATCTTTATGTATCCATACTTCTTCTCCACTCATGAATTTATCCTCATCTGTACTATCGAATAAGTACGTAGGCGTTGGATACTTAGAAAGCTGATACTTACCACGTTCATATCTCCACGCAAATTCATAATCTTTACGCTTTAATAATTCGGGAGTTAGTTCATGTTTTCCTGTATAATCTGTTATTCTTACTTTCATATTAATTATTTAATGGTGCTTTAATTGTTGAGTGTGATTTGTAATTAGCTAATTGAATGTCTTCTTCTAATAAACATTTACAAAAGTCATCATTGGTAAAACAATTTAGATTAGCATCAAGTGGACCTATGCCACATTCACCCGATGCAGTATCCCAAAATTCAGTGTTGATATTCAATGTCGGTAACTCCATAGGTTCTCTCGTCCATTGTTCCTTGGCTTGTTCAATATGGTTCTTATATAAGTGAACATCACCCAAAGTACCAATCAATTCATCAGGAACCATGTTAACTAGCTTCGCTATGATTTCAAGTAGTAAACCATAAGATGCTATATTGAATGGTAAACCTAAGAATGTATCTACTGAACGTTGATTCCACATTAGTGAGATTGCTCTGGTTTTAAAATCCTTTTGTAGTTCGGATAATTTCATACTTTCAGGAATAGTATCTTTCCATAAACCATCTTTCTTAGCCTGTTCAATAATTTCAAGAGGACTCAACTCTCTTGTATAAACTTGAAACCCATAGTGACAAGGTGGAAGAGTCATTTGGTCTAACTCACCTACATTCCAAGCTGATACCATTAGTCTCCTGCTGTCTGGGTTTTCTTTTAGTTCGTTGATTATGTTTGAGATTTGGTCTATAACAAAATTTCCACTTTCTTTATCTAAAATGGATTGTTTATTGAAACCACTAGTAACCCATCTTCTCCATTGTTTACCATAGATAGGACCTAGTTCTCCATCCGTTCTTCCACTCTTCTCGTAATCACCATCCCAAATGTGACAATTATTATCGTGCAAAAATTTTATATTAGTATCTCCACGTAGAAACCATAACAGTTCTACTACAATACCTTTCCAATACATTTTCTTTGTTGTTAGTAGTGGAAAACCTTCAGACATCTTATGACGGATTTGCCATCCAAAAATAGAGAGAGTTCCTATACCTGTTCTATCCTCCTTTGTTACACCTTTTTCGAGTATATGTTTTAGTAACATTTGATATTCTTTATCTAGATCGTTCATCTTTTTTATTTAAAATACTCTTTCAAGTTCAACTAATAATTTATGTTCTCCAGGAGCACCCACTTTTCTAAGAAATTTCATAAACTTTTTCTTTGATAGATTACTTAGTGTAGTAGACTCTTCCTCTATCATTCTCTGCCAATCTTCATCACCTGCTGTTTCGTCCCATATATCATACCAATAGCCTAGCGCATGATCTGTTCCCCAGGAAACTCTTATATCTTGTCCTTTGTTTCCTTTTATTATTTTAGTATATCTACTCATCTTTGTTTTGGTTTAAGTATGTAACCTCTTGTAATATCATTTTTTAATCTATACACTATCTCATTATTAACCGGTGTCAAGGGGCCTTTGTATCCTTCTACCATGATGGATTTCCAATTCCCATTTTCTGTAGGTCTAAATAAATTATATGATACTTCTTTAGGATTGTCTAAATTTATCCAAAAGCAATTCATATCTACTTCTATAATTTCTTTCATCATCTTTGTTTTGGTTTAATTATATTTTTAATAACACCATAGAAATTACATATAAAGAACCATATGAAATCTCTCATTACTTTTCTTTTTTGTTTTTTATTAAGTTTTGTCGTATCCATCTTTGTTTTGTTTTAATATAATCCTAAGTTATTAATTATTTTTAATATGTCATTTGATGTTTTATTATATTTTTTAGCTAATGCTTTTATATCAACTTCACCTCTATTATCAACTATCTTATTAATTAATTTCTCTTCAGGAGTTAAACATAAACTCTTTTTCCATTTATGTTCAGGACGTTTTTTTAAACCCTCTGTCATATCATCTATATCTTGTTGAGTAAAATTTTTTGTCATTATATTCTATTCTTAAATGCTCCTATTAATTTTTGCCATATGTTTAATTTTCTAGGATGTTTCAATTCACCATAATTATCATTACATTTATGCTTTTCACGCTCTTTCTCTAACAAAGCATCTATTTCTTTTTTTAATCTTTTTGGATATATCCGTTCGCTCATAAAAATTATAATTAAATTAAATACGTATTCTTTAGAATACGCTTTTCTTTAGATCTTTTTAGTTTTAAAGAATTTATTGTATCTAATGTATTTTTATAGTCTATATATGTACAGTTACCTATTAATCTAGAATGTACCATTGACATTATTGCTCCACATTTTTTACAACGTTTCATTTTTATTTGTTTTTATCCCACAGTTTTTTTAGAATTTCATGTCCACCCTTTTCGTTTTCTATTTCAGATAACATTGAACTAAATATTTGATTCTCTTCCCATATTTCATAATAATCTCTACCTAGCTGATCCATGGCTATAGAATCATTCTTTAGTTTATTATTTAATGTTTCTATTTGTTTAGTATTAGCCATAGATTCTTCTGGTGAAAATAATTTTACTAATATTATTATTTGTAAAAACACAACTGTAACTGCAGTTAATGTTCTTATAAATTCCATTAAGTGATTGTACTTATCGAAAAATCTTTCTATTTTATATCTTTTACTCATTTTAAAGTTTTTTTATTATAATTGTTTTAGTTACTTTAATAAACTCTGTTCCATCTAAAACTAAACCGTGTAATTTATCTGAATTAGAATCTATTTCATCAATGTTATATGTTATAGCTTGTGCTGGATCATCTATCCATGCTCTATCGTGAATATCATCGCCCCAACCTAAATATTTATTATCTTTGGTAATTAGTTGACAGTCCCACTCATATTTTCCAAGAATTTCTTTATTCATCTTTAGAATGTTCTTTCGTTTTCATACACTGCCTTTATCACTGGAAATCTCAAGGAATATTCTCCGTTTTGATTCATTGTTTCTTCAAAATAACTAACAGTTATTGTCTTATTTAAGATCATATTAGGATTTTGAAAATATTTCCTTCTTTCTTCATGGCTGAATCCGCTTCCTACATCGACTCTATTTCCCCTATGTTCAATAACAACATTGCTTAACATTATTTCTTCTATTTCTCTTCCATCTACGATAACTCTATGAGTACCATTTTCTAATTCAATAACCTTATATTCTGCATCATAAAATTTCTTTACTTTTAGAATATCGTTACTTCTCTTTCCTCTATACACATCGTCTTTTCTAAGCATAAGTCCTTCCCAACCTGCTTTTATAGCGAGGTTCATTTTTTCCTCTACCATGTCTACTCCTGTTATAAGATGTTGTTCTAACATTTCATAGTAGGTTCCATCTTTTTTATCTAATACTAAATGTAATATATGTTGCCTATTGCTTAGGATATTATCAGAAATTTTATTTTCGAAATCATCTAATGAAATAAAATCAAAGATTTTGTACATTGGATTTTCAATAGTGTGATCTTTTCTTTTAATCTCCTTGATGATTGACTGAAAGTCTTCGTTTCCATTGTCGTCCATCATACATATTTCACCATCCATAACAGAATTGCGAATATTTAGATCTTCTAATTCTTCTTTAAGATTGCTAAGTGTTTCAAATGGTTTTCCAGACCTTGATGTAAACGTAACTTCTCCAACCTCATCGAAGAATGCTAAACATCTTACACCATCTAGCTTTCTACTTAGGAACCAAATGTCTTCACCTAAGTTTACTTTCTTTTTAGTCTTTTCATTATATGTATTGGCTAACGCCACATCAAACGTTGGTATAGCATTAGGTATAACTTTGTTTATCATTGATGATGTAGAACGAGTCTTAAGATTTCTATCTATTATATTCCATATAAGTTCTTCATATATATTATTATCATTAACAAACGTATTCACCGCTCTTATCGCATCATGTCCAGTGATAATACGTTCATTTAAATCATCTAATAATCCAAATATATTATCTCCGTAGTTATTTAATGTTGCTATTAGTTCACTTCTCTTCTTACAATTCTTAGAAGTAACATAGTATTGTTTAAATGGAGAATATACGTATTTTAATAATTTTATTAATTCAGAATCATCTTTTATAGATGATATAACATCTATCTTATCAGTATTCGAATTAGAATTATTACTCTTTATAACAAAATCTTGAAGTCTATTTAACATATCTTTGTTTATTTAGTTAAAATTGGTTTTAATGAATTTATTTCTATAGTTGAATGGTTTCCTAATCGTAATATTACATTTGCAGTTGCTATAACGTCTCTTTCGCAATATTTAACTATGTCATCTAATTTATCTTCTTCCCAATATGCATTAGATACCATGCTTCCATTCATATTTTCTTTAGGGGTGGGTATATCTAAAGATGCAGTTAATAGATCTAATGATACAATACTATCTTTCCAAGATCCAAATCCCCATACATCAGCAGTGTCTAAAAATGGAAATTCCCATGGTTTTAAATTATGTAAATGTAAAAACTTAGGTATAGTTAATCTATTAATTATAGATCTTTTTAAAATAACGGGTATATCAAATCCTTTTATGTTATGACCACTAAATTTAAAGCCACTACTATTGAATTTTTCAAATACTTTAAGCGTTTCCTTTAATACTTCTTTTTCGTTATGTCCACTACATGTGTGTACTGTATATTTAGTTTCTCCGTAGTCATCGAAATCAACTCTCCCAAATGTAACACATAAGACTTTATTAAATTCAGAATGTAATGCACCCTTATAACTATATAGTTCATCGTCAGTCTTGTTCTTATTATCTTCGTAGTTTGCTCGTAACCATTCACATCTCTTAGACCAAAGATCTTTCATTCGATCTGACATTTCATTATAGCTTTTATAAGTAGTTGCTGTTTCTACATCAAAAAATACTAATTTCTTTATTTCTTCTTTAGTAAACATATTGTGTATATTTAAATTAACTGTTATTTAATATTATACTAAATTTTATTTAAATGTTTAATTTTTTTATATAAATAATATAAATTTATATTTATCATTATGAAAAATAAACACGTTAAATTATATGAAGGTGGTGGTTTTGATCCCTTAAAAGGATTAAATGTAGCACAAGTAGAATATGATAAAAAAAGAGAAAGGAATAAAAATATATGCGATCCTAATCATGATGAATATAACGAAGATGAATGTAAAGATTTACAAGCATGGGAAATGAAAAAAAAATTATGTGGTAAAAAATATACAACAGGTGGAACTAAGAAAATCACTAATGTTCCATTTAGTGGTGAATATGAAAAATGTCTTAAAGAAAATTCAATAAAAGATTTTAATATGAAAACTAAACACGTTAAGTTATATGAAGATTATTCAATGGAGATTCGTGCGCTTCGAATATATGAATCTACTATGAAAAAAATAAACGCATCTAGGAGATTAAATGAACAGGATGAAAATGAAGATGAATTTGAGGAATGGTTATATACAGACGATCCATTAAATGCAGCAGAACGTAGAGCGCAAGGACAGGGTAAACAAATACTTAATAAAAGACAGATGGCAGTAATGTACCTAGCTGCTAAAGGAGATGATGACCATGGTGATATAACAGAATATATTAAGATCATACCAGGATTACATAATTATGATTTTGATATGCCAAAGTCACATGTTATAGGTGCAATAGCTGACGCTTTTGGAATAGATAAAGATAGAACTTTTGATTTAACTTTAAGAAAATTTTATAATCACATAACTGGTAAAGTAGAGGATCCTGAAGTAATCGCTAAACATGCAGATTATGAAAAGCTTAGAAATAACTATTATAGGTTTATTGAATACGGAGATAGTCCTAATGATTTAGCTTTACTTTTAGCTGACGCTGTTCAAGAAGTTAGTGCAGATCAAAGACAACAAAGAGTTGACGATATTGAAACAAGAAGAGAAACTACAAATCAACAGGCAAATCAAAGAAGAACTGAAGTTGCAGCAGAACATAAACAATTAGCAGAAGAAATACATGAACTTGTTAGTCAAATGAAAAAGGGTAATGTTCCATTAGATATGTATAGTAGAATGATATTAAATAGGAAAAGTGAAGAAATTAAACATTTAACTAAAAGAGAAATATATGAAATATATGCTAGGTGGTTAACTAAGAATGAGATGAATCCAAAATTTTATATTACGCGACCCTCTTAAAATTCATATTAAGAAACCTATTGTTGCATAGTGTACTAATATAAAGAATAAAATAGATTTAAGCAATAACTCTAATTTATAAATGATTAGTCCTTCTGATGATACCATATCTTTACACGATTTAAATATCGTATCTTTTGAAAGTTCTCCAGTTTCATTTGTTTCAAAAGTTAAACATCGTTGAACCGTTCTTATTTTAAATTCATTATTAATCATAAAAATATACGTTAAACTAAATAGTAGAATTGGAATAATAAAAAACGTATGATATTGAGTTTCTATTATTGCAGATATTATTAAACATATAATATGATGTATAAATGGATTACTTGGAATTTTAAATTTGCTAGATTTATCAAATTTATTATTATAGTAAACTACTGATTGTATAAATTCTGAATCTTTCATTTTTTTAAATCTCTTAGTTCTATTGCTTTTTCAAAATCATCTATTGATGCGAAATATTTTTCTAAATCAAGTATATCATCATCGGTTATATCAGTTGGATCAAATGGAAATATCACAGGATCACATGTTTGTTCTATTAATTCTAATACTGTTGCGTTTCCTATAACTACGTGATATCCATATTCCATAGTTTCATCAACATTATAATATTTCATATTATATTATACTAAATTTTTTTTATAAAGTTTAATCGTCTTCTTTTATTTTTAATATGGTTTTAAGAATACTCAATCGTTCTTTTATAACTTCAATTTTTTCAATGGAGTATTCCATTTCAAAATAATGTTCTACTTTATCTAGTTTTGAATATAATGAATCTAAGTCTGCTTCATCTATTATTGCATTTATATTATTATAAAGACTGTCCTCATCAATATCAATCGAATAGTCTTTTAGATATTTTATTATTTCTAAACTATCTTCACAATCAGAACAATATCCTAAATTTGGAATTTCAGTTTTAGACATGTTAATTCCACACATTTTACATTTATGTTTATTCTTTGCCATACTTTATTATATATTTGAAAATAACAATACAACATTTATATTTTTAATCATAATTTAAAAAATTTATTAATTGTTCTTTATTTAGTTTTTTCTTTTTACCATCCATTACATTTTCTATATATGCAAAGTCATATGGATAATTACCTCTTACTATGAACACAGTTACCCTGTAATCTGTAATCTGTTTTAATATAAAATTAAGAGTTCTTAAAAGAACACCTTGTCCATATCCAGTTCGTTCTTTTAAATGTTTACTTTCTATTATTCGTATATGTTTTTTCTCTCTATCATATGTTATTAAATCTATATTCATAACTGTCATTTCTTTTTTACAATGATTAGCCATGAACTTATTTAAATCTGAACCATAATATTTATCTTCAGATGTTATGTCTTTATTATAGCTCATTCTTTAATCTTTTTACAAAACTTAAATTATTAACTTTCATTTTTTTTAATGCTTTAATATAAATTATTCTAACGTTTTCTCCAGTCATCCATAAACCTTCTCCTATTTTAGTGTATGTATGTTCTTCATTATATTCTCCTATTCCTAATCTCATAGATACTATTTCTTTCTCTCTAGGATTTAATTTTTCAAATAATTTATTTAATATAGTATTTGAATCATTTTCTTTTATGTTAGAATAAGAATCAATTTTAGAATTTATATAATTAATTGGAGAATATTCGTCATTTGGATCATTACTTTCTAATCTAATTAGCATATTTCCACTATTTAGTAATTTATTTATATCTATTTTAGATGGCTTTGAATCTATGTCTAATTCAAATACAAACTTTTGTATTTCACCAGTAGTTGGCATTCTACCATGCTCATTAACGAAATTAATTTGCATGTTTCCTATCTTACCAAGAAGATTTATTTTATTAATAGGTATTCTTATAGTTCTTGAATTATTAGATAAAGATTCTTGTATTCTTCTTCGTATATGCCAAACTGCAAATGATATAAATTTAAAACCATATTCTGGTTCAAATGTTTCAGACGCCTCCACTAATCCTAAATTCGCTTCATTTATTAAATCATTTAAATTTAATAAAGAATTAGAATTTTGATAAGCTTTAGCTACAGATATTGCAAATTTTAAATTAGATTTAATTAATTTGTTTCTAGATTTCTCACAACCCTGTTTTGATAACTTAGCTATTTCATGTTCCTCATCTGCCGATAAGTCTGGTATTTTATTGACATCATCAAAGTATCTATTAATATTATCGTTTCTATCGGTATAGATTTCCTTAGAAACCTTAAATTTTCTCATAATATAATTAATTTAATATATTATACTAAAAATATTTGAATAAATAATACAAATTATGAAATATATTATACCACTTACGGATAGTTTAACTGAAGATGCTAACGAAAGATTAAGTCAATTTGTATTAGATAATTTACGAGATCTTAAATCTAAGTTACATTATTATGATGGAAATTTTAAATTCTTAAAATCTGTACAAGAACAATATAAAAGAAAAGGATATTTAACTGACTCCCAATGGCAAGCAGTATATAGATGTTTTTATAAATAAATTATGAGAATGAAACATATAAGAAAAATATACGAATATACTGAAACACTAGCTTATCCAAAAAAAGCTATTAAAAGAAGAATAAGTGACTCACCTATAAAAATAAATTCTATTATAAAAAAAATAATAGAACGATATAATAGCCTTATAACTAAGAAAAATACTTCAGAAAGTCTAGAAGATAATTTAGGAATATCCGGAGAATATTTAGACAGATTAAAATCAGAATTTCCAGGTGGAGATATAGAAGCTGCTATGCAAGATAGTACCGAAGTGGTTAGGTTGTTGACAGCCATCCGACAATCAGAATCTCAATTATCAGATACTCAAAAGAAAAGAAAGGCTATGGAAATAGTTGAAGAAATATTTTCTGGAAAAGGATTTGATATAAGTAAGATTAAATTTAATTTACACATGGTAAATGATGAAGACTTAAGTGATATTAAAAATAATGTAATAGGAAAATCGCCAGCTGAATTCAAGGAAATTAAGAAAGAAATACGTGATGAAAACCCAAAGCTTGCAAAGGAAATAGATATAAGAGCAATACAAAATGCACTTACACAGGGGTTTGCTGCAGCTATCAAAGACGATTTCGTAATGGGCGATACAGAAATACAAGGCGTAAGCTTTGGAGATTATTATGATTTCATGAAAAAAACATATGGATTATATTCTAAAATACCTAGTGAAATGATTCATCAAATCTTAACAGGATCACAAGCAATTGGTAGAGTTGAATTAAAGTGGAATGAAAATACTAATAGGTATGAAATAGATGCACATGGATATACTATATTAGTATTAGTTCATGAAATGGTAAAGGGAATATACGAACTAATATCATTTAATAGAGATCCTAAGTTAAGTGATGATGATGATAAAAAAATGATGGATCTTTCAGGTACTCAATATAATGAACGAGAAGGATTACAATTTGGTCCAGGTTTAGTTAATACTTTTAAGGAGTTTTTTACAAAGGTAGAAGATAATTTATTAAATAGTAGACAAATAGAACATAGAAACCCAACAATTATAGCAAATGTACTTGCTAGATTATATACATTAGAAGATGATTTATTTTTAAGAATATGTAGTTCTATTTTTACAGATTCGGAAGAAGATAATAAACCGTATGATTTATTTGAACAATATTATATGGATGCAATAGACGGGATAGGATTTTCTAGGGGAGATTCAAATGAACCAGATGAACCGACTTCTCCACAAATACCCACCGATGATTCATTAAGAGATTTATTAAGTGGCGCAGGAATATCATTAAATATGGATCCTAGTTATGAAAATCTTAAACATGTAAATAGTTTTAATATATTTTCTTTATTAGAAGGATATAAAGAACAATTAGAATTATGGAAGACTCAGGGTAATGACCTATCGACAATAACTAGTTATATAAATCAATTTCAAAGATTAATATCTGGGGCACCTAGTGAACTAAAGAAAGAATTATTAACTGCTAATTTACCAATAGATGTACCAAACAATTATGAAGATAGAATTAATATAGAAAAATATAGAAACTTCGATGATTTAAAACAAGTAGTTAATAATGTTAGAAGAATGACAAAACTTAAAAATTTAAATTCTTTAAAAATTGGAGACATTAGTCCTGCTATATTAAAAATACAAGAGATATTAAATTTACCACAAACTGGATATTTTGGAAGTTCACTAAGCGATAAAATAAAAGAATTTCAAGTAGAGTTTGGAAATAAATTTAGCGAAGAATATAATTGGAGAGAGCTAGCACAGAAATTAGAAGACGGTGGAATAAAGGAACTTACACCAGAAGATAAAATTAAATTATCTAAGAGTGCTGAATTTATTACACATACACAGGAAATAATAGACGCATTAAATAATAATGCAAAAGAATTATCTAAAAAATTAAAAAGTGTAAAGGATAGAGATATTAGAAGAGACATAACCGCAGAATTTACTTCTGAACTTGAAAAAATGAAACGTATTAAAGCTAATCTTAAAATTATAAAGAGTGTTTTTTCAGGCGGTTTAGTTAATCCGAGCGGTAGTTTAGATAAAGCTACTATCTCAGCATTTATGCATGATAAAAATCTCACAGAATTAGAAGGTATAGGCGGAGCCGGTACTCTTAAACAATCAGGAGGATCTATAGTATTATCTACTCCAAACTATAAGGTATATAGAAATGAGAGTCATAATTTCTGTGTAGAAACAAGAAAAGATTTTGAAAAAGTATTAAGAGAACTGGGTGCACCGTCTGAGGCATATAATTGGTGTATATCTTGGAGTGGTAAAAGTCATTATAGAGGATTTAGACAAGATGTAGCAGGAACAAACAAACAAACAATATATTTTATAGAAAACGTTAAGAGAACGGAATATGAAATGGAAAAATGGAAAGAATATGCCGATAGGGATGATGCAGACATGGGAAGTTTATCAGGAACTGCTAGATCTAGTGCAGATAGCGTAGATAAAAAATACTTAGCGTGGAGAATTGCAAATGATAGAGCTATTAGTCAACATGATGCGAATGAAATATTAATAGAAGACGCTAGAAGATATTATGATAATTTTCATATAGCAGTTGTATTTGTTAATAATAAAAAGCTTCCAAATGGAGAAAATTCTTTTTGGTGTGTAGGTGCATCCAACAATGGACAGTGGGGAGATTTGGGTCATTTTTCATTTGAAGAAATGGCTAAGAGGATATGGCCATCTAGAGCACATGATTCTATACGAGATATAGGTAGACATAGTACCACATGGCCAGTTGAACACAATATACAAGTTCCACAAGAAATAATAGATCAACCTTGGTATAACATACCATCTGAAACAGAGATGGAAAATCTAAAGAATAATATTCTGATACCCGTCGAGCTTTCAGAAATAGAAAAAGGTGGACATGGAATAGAACTAAATTTAAATACCAAAGACCCTGGAGAAGCGTTTGTAGATAGATTATCATATGAAGATAAAGAAAAATGGTTAACTAAAAATTGGACTAGTGTAAGTAGTGTAGGTGGATATTTAAAAAATAGAAATGAAAATCCATTACCATTAAATTATTGGAAAGTATTACCAGATGAATTAAAGGAATTGTATATAACTAAAACTTTTTCTCAGCTTACTCCTGAAATGTTTAATGAAATAAAAGATAATAATAAATTAGTTAAAGTATATACAGATTTTTTAAATAGAAGATTAGCGGGAGAACAGGGTGTAGGTGGATTGATGGAATTACTAAAAAGCAATGGTAATGATAGCGATTTTATTAGAAAAACAAAAAATAATTTATTAAATAGGCATGAATTAGAACTAATGAATTATCCATTAAACACGAAAGATTTAAAAAAAGATATAAAAAAGTTAAATATTCAAATACAAAATGCATATGATGATAATCTTAAACCCTCTAAAGTAGATGGTTTGATAAGAGAAAGAAAAGCTAAAGGAGATAGATTAGCATATTTATTAAACATACCGGTTAAATATGAAAATACTATTAAACAATTAATAAATGATTCAAAAGCAAAGATAACTGCTAAATCTGATGAAAAGCTAAGTAAATTTGTTAAGGATTTAAGTAAACATTATACCCTTTCTAGATTATATAATTTATCTAATTATATTATAAAACCAATTAAATCATCGTCTGGTGAAATATTAGATAAACCATTTGATGATAAAACAGGAGAGGAATGGTTAGATGAAAGATTTAAAGATGATGATTATAAAATTCATATTTCTTCTTCTAAAATAGATATGAATGAAGTAACCAATCTATTTAATAAAGCTAAAACTGATACTAAATGGAAAATAATTGCTGATAAGCTCTTAGCAAAATTAGTAACTTCAAATTCATCAACAAGTGATTTTACTGAAAAAGGAAGTTATTACGAGCAAATACGAAACGTGTTTGATTTTATAGTAGATATAAATGATCCAATATATGCATCTAAACTATTAACATATATTGTAAACTATTATGATTTTCAAAGTGAATTACTATCAGTGGATCCAGAGCTAAGAAAAAAATTAACTATTGAATATAATAAAGTTTGGAAAAAATATCAAGAACATTTTAAAAAGACTGGAAAATTTAAAGAAATTAATGTTGGTACTGGTAAAAGAAAAAATACATCTAGTAAATTAGGATATGAAAAAACTGGAGATACTGAAAGATTGGGTTAATTCTTAATTTATATGATTTAATTAAGAATAAATAAAAAAAATAACTACTAAATAATGTCAAATATTAAGGATTTTAAAAAATGGCAAGTTTTAACTGAACAGAATTTAGATGTAGATCCATCTATGTCTAAAAAGGAAAAACGAAAGGCTAGAAAAGCTAAAAGAAAATCTAATAAGCGAAGTAATAGAAAAGATACATATGTATCTGATGAAGGAATCGAATATGCTTTAATTAGAAAAAAGGACGACGATGAAACTAAAGATAGTTTCGTATTGAAAACTAAAAATTCTAAATCTAAAATATGGAATGACGAAGGTAAGATAGTAGCTGACGTAGATAAATTCTTAAAAGATGAACTTTTTACTGGAAAAGACGGTGGAAAATATGATGAAGAATCCATAGAAATGGATAAGTATAAACAAGGAAATAGAAAAGATAAAGTTAATTTCACAGTAAACTTAATAGATAAGGAAGCAAAGAAGAAAGAAGAAGAGGAAGCAAAGAAGAAAGAAGAAGAAATAGCTACGGAAACTAAAAAGAAAAAGGAAGCAGAAGATGCTATCAAACATAAACCAATAACTGTAAAGGGAAATATAAAAGTTGGTGATTCAGATGGTGCCTTACTTGAAATAAAGAAACTTTTACCAACATTTAAAAAAGTAGTACCATCTTTAGAATGGAAAGATACTGGAAGCAATACATTAACTAAAGATGATTTAGGATGGCTTCTTAAAATACGAGCTGGTTTTGCTAGTTCATACGATATGAATGCTAAATCCCCACTAATTTCACAAACTTTAGTAAACGCAATGGTTGAAACAGCCAATGAATTAGATAAAGCACCAGTAGCTAAAGATGATTCTAAAGAAGAAGAAAAAGAAGAAGTAGCATCTAATGAATCTCTTCTATTTTCATTCGAAGGATTCTCAATGATATTAGAACAAGGTAAATTTGACGCAGCTGCTGCTGAATCAGCATCTTCAGTATCTGATACACCTTCTGATAAAAAGAAAAAAGTAAGTAAAAAATCTAGCGGAGGAAGTTCATCAACAGGGTTAACTGATGCACAAGCAAAAGCCTATAGAACATGGGCCAACATGGGTAGAGATGTAGATAAATATGGTAAGACTAGTAAATTTGATTTAGATAAAACGGGAACTAATAATTCTTATGTTAAGAGATCTTATGCACAAGCAAAAAAAGACAGAGATGAAGAAACAGGTATATTCTCCGGTGGATGGGGAAGTGTAGCAAGAGCAACTTTTGATACTATGCTTAAGAATAAAGCCAGTAAAGCTGATGTAACATCTACTAAAAAGCTAGGCGAAGGAGAATATTACATGGGATATATGCAAGACAAATATGGAATTCAATGGGCTGTTCACTTTGCTTCACCAAGACCATCGATTGGAACTATTGTAAAAGGAGACTATATAACTACTAAGAATGCATGGACTACAGATGAAAACAAAAAGTTTAAAGTAAAAGATGTTTGGAAAGACGATAATGGAAAATTAGGAGCAATATATATTGATGTACCTAAGTTATCATTACCAATAGATGATAGTCGTAGCAATAAAGATTATGAAAATAAAGGTATAATTGTTAAAGCAAAAGGAGCTGCGTATACAACAGCAACCGGTAATGTAGTTACTATAAAAGGAGATTATGTAAATGTTAGAACATCAGCAATGGCAAATACGGGAGGAAAAAATAATTTACTTAAAAAAGTAACAGGCAAGGGTTCTGAAATAGGAAAAATTATTTCAACTAAAATGGTTACAGATCCAAAGGGTAGAATAAAACCTCATAATTGGTATAATATAGAATTAAAACCTGGAAGAACTTGGTCAACAGTAGATTACAATGGAAAACCAATAACGACAGCTTGGGTTAGAGATGACACAGTTAATAAAAAATAATTAAAAAGAAAATGGCAACTAGTAATAAAAAATATAAAGTAACTCTAACTACAATGCAGTTGGAAGCAATAAATGGAGATACCGAAAACGCTGGAACCTATGTAGATGCAATAGGAATAGCTAACGATGATGGTTCTGGAATAGATAAAATAGGCATAACCGTCTATAAAACAGAGGGAGATACACAACCAACCGAAGTACCAGATGAAATAGAAGAACCGGTTGAAACAGTTGTAGTAGATGATGAAATCGGTAATGTTAATCCAGAAGAACAAGCAGCTGGTGTTGCAACGGAATCAGTATCAGAAAGTAAATTATTTAACTTTGATAATTTTTTAAAAAAGAAATAAACAACCATGGAAAGAAATAAGAGAATATTAAATTTTTCAGAATTCACTAAACATTTTAGTAAGGGTGGACCTAAATCTGCACCCGGTAATGATCCAAAAGATGTTAGTTTAATGATAGACGCTGCATCAAAATTAGATGCACCCACCGTTGGAGATGGATCTAAAGAAATGGATTCTGTTGAAAGTAAACCTGCTTCGACTAAAGTTAAAACCGATTATGAACAAACTCCACAAATGCCAAATGGACCTAATAATTATAAAAAGGAAACAGAAGAAGAGGTAACACAAGATGATGATAAAGAAGATGGGAATTCTAAAAAATCTAATAAGTTTAAATCAATTAAGAAAACCAAGGATACTTCTAAGAAATCAGCAGAACAAGAAAGAGAAGAATCAGGTGAATATTAATTATGGAAAACTTAGATGTATTAATACCAATACTAACTACCTTAATAGGATCAATAACTACGCTTGGGGTAATATGGTATAAGAATAAATTAGAAAAACAGAGATTAGAAGCGGATCATACATGTCCAATTGGAGAATGTATATCAGAAGATACATTAGTAATCGAAAAGCTACGAGAAATTTTAGATGAAACACATGGAGATCGCATATCCATTTATTCTTTTCATAACGGTGGTACATTCTATTCTGGTAAATCAATGCAAAAAATGTCTATGAGACATATGAAGAATGTGACAATGGCATTTCTAGTGTAATGTTAGATAAACAAGATATTCCTGTTTCTGCGTGTATTACTACACTAAAACCATTAATGCAAAATGGAGAATTCTACTGTGTAGATACTAAAGATTATCCAGAAGGCTTATGTAAATATCACTTAAGAAACGATGGCGTAAAATCAACCTATAAATATCCAATAATAGATTTACATAAAAATGCAATAGGTATCTTATCAGTCGATTTCGTTAAAAGAAAAACTAGATTAGATGATGAAGATCATGACGTATTAAAACAATTGGCATCACAACTACCTGGTTATTTAGCAGGACATTAATAACATTATTTAAAATGGGAGACTTTAGAGATTTTATAAGACGCTCCAACTTAGGAGGAACTGGAAATAGATATGAATTTGGAAGCGATCCATTAAAAGATATGGAAAATATTGAAGATCTATTATATCATATAAATGTATTAAGCAAGGCCGCATTAAACAAACTAGAAAATTCTAATGTAGAAAATCCATATATAAAAAGGCAATTAATTAAAGCTAAGCGTGAATTAAGAGAAGCCTATCTCAGAATAATGGATATATGAAATATATTAATAGCATATTACAATACATAAATGAAAGTGCATCAGATAGTGTTATAGCAAACGCTATAACAAACGTTATATCAGATAAAAAGAAATCTAAAGATTATCCAGATTTATTTATTGATTCTAATGGATATACAGCAGTTGGTATTTTACATTTTACTAAAAGTGGATTAAAGAATTTATATAACACAATGAATACCATGAAATATTTTAGTAGAGACAATGATGAAATGATAGATTCTATTAAAACATATGCTGGAAAAGAAATAGAAGATAAACAATGGAAAGAAGGTATGGAAAAATTTCTTAATTCTAAAGAAAGTATACCTATACAGAATAAGGCAGCTTTAAGTAAATTTAAACCATATTTTAATAAATATGCTGATGGTTGGTCAACGGAAAGACAATATGCAATAGGTGTTAGTATAATAAATTCATCCCCTAAAAACTTTGTAGATTTTGGTAATGAATATGGATGGGATGCAGAAAAGATGATGTATGCATATTGTAAATTTGAATCAGATAAGCATGTTAAAAGAGGTAAAAAAGATGGTAGATGTAGAACTAGGTGTAGAAAATTAAATGATTACTATACATATAATGGAGATACTAATAAATATTATTTTAAAGGATGTTCTGATTTAAAATTAGAAAACCCCTTTGATCATACTATAAAAATAGATAATGAAGTTACTAACGATATTTCTAAGCAAACAATAATTACTGCTCAAACAAAATTCAAAGAATTGGGATATAATTTAGGAACATTTGGTCCAAACAAAGATGGTATTGATGGGGAGCTTGGAACACTAACAAATTCAGCAATTGGTGATTATCAAAATAAAAACGGTTTAGAAAAAACAGGGATATTAGATGAAGAAACAATGGCTAAATTAAGTGGAAATACTACTACTAAAAAAGATAATCAAATTGTCACTAATCAAGTTAGTGGAAATTTAATAATATTCTCAGCAGGCCTAGATAATAGACCCAATGATTTATCTTTAGATCAACAGATTGAGGCTTTAGAAAAAACAACTGGCAAAAAAATAAATGGATATAGATATAATGATAAAAATGGTTTCATAAATGCAATAAAGGCTAATCCACAATCCATAGTTGTTATGTTTAGTGCTGGTAATCAATGGGCAAGCAGCGTGGCATCTGCTAGTAAAAATAAAAATAATGTATATATGATAGAACCATTTAATAGTGGACCATCTGGTGGTACTCATAAGTCAGTAAATCTTGCTATAAAAAGCGGAGTTCCATCAAAAAATGTTATAATTGGACCCAGTAATGGTAGGGGCAATGGGATTATAGATGCCGGTAATGGTGAACCCTCGCACACTCCTAGTGGAATAGGACATTGGGGTAGTCTTAAAAACTTTAAAGAAAATAATAATATAGATAAAGAAGAAGTTACTCAAAATATTAATAATATAGATAATAAAGAGATTAATCTATCTACAAATATTGATAAAGATAAAAAAGTACACGTACAACAATATTCTGAGTTTTCTTAGTTTAGTTATCTTCCCAGTAATTTAATACATCGTTTAAATCTTCTAAAAGCCAATCCATGTTTTCAGTAAGCGTACCAGATAAAAATGGAGAATCTTGTTCCATGTGATTTTCTATTTTCTTTATAGCAGACATTATTTTATTTCTATCTCTATTGTTTTTTATTTTATCCGTATATGTATTTTTACTTTTCATCTTCTTTATTTAGCAATGCTTATTCCTTGATTGGTTCTAGCAACATAGCACTCTCCTATTCTATAAATGCTTATTCCATCTTTACTCGATATAAGAGTTAATGAAGATGGTGCTGGGCTTTCAATAACTCTTGGTTTGAATGATGATAATGTCATAACTACACCGATTATAGCAAAGAACGATATTGCTATTATTAAAAATGTTTTTGCTGAATTTTTCATTGTTTTTGTTTTGATTTAATTATTAATAATATACTAAATAATTTCAAATAAATAAAATAAACATGTATAAAAATGGAAACATGGAATAAGATATTTGAACATCATGATGATGAATGGTCTCAAGAAACACTATCAATGACAGTTGATCAATTATTAGATAGATTAAAGGAAATGCAAAGATATGAGGAATATGAAGCTATTGAAAATATAATAAAAGATAATATAGAAATAGAAGACGAATCTGGACTACCAACATTTGATGAACTAATGGATGATGATCCATTATCGGATGTGGCTAAACGAAAGGCAACTAAAGAATTAAGATCTGATATATGGGATCCTAAACACGCCTTTGACGAAGATAACAGAAAGCGTTTCTTAGAAGACAGTGATATAATGTAATGGTATTAAACTTTGAACAATATATAAAAGAACATTTTGGTGCAATTACTATAGAATATCCACCGAATCATATGTCATCCAATAATGTTGGACCTAAGCCATTATCAGTTGCATCTAATGCTATACACCCATCTGGTAGAATACCATTACATTGGAATAACTCGCCATTTTTATCAGGAGGATTCTCTGGATCTGGAAGTGGAAGATTTGGTGCTGATCCAGATGAGGAAAATAGTGAAATAAATGTAGATGATATCAATAGTGCATTTGATAATAATTTAAATATACATTTAAAAATTAGTGAGTTGAAAAAAAATAAAGATAAAAAATCAGGAGTTTATGTGCTTTTACAAAGAGCATTAAGAGAGTTAGATAATGGACAATATATACGTGAATTAAATGATAGTTTAGAAGGTTTACCATTAGATATAGATGTAGATGTTTTACAAAAACCAACACCGGGTACTTCTGGAAGTTATTATGATCCACCGGAACCTGGAGATGCTGGAGAATATGCTATAACTATAAGTGAAGATAATGATATATTACAACAATTAGATACTAATAGAAATATAATACATGTGGATCTAGAAGATATAATATCTAATTTTGTGGGATATGTTAGTGGCTTAGACATTGCCAATTACGATAAATTTAAAGATGCACTTGAATTATCTAGTTCATTAATAGATGCAATGCAAAATATATATGATCAGTTAGATGATGATTATGATAATGATAACACATCGGAATATTCCAATAGAGATTTACTAGAAGAAATAGCAGATCAAGAAGAAGACTTCTACATGTTAAAATACATATTATCAATTGGATATGCAATAACTAAATATAATAAAGATAGTGGATATAACAAAGAAATGCGCGAATTAATAAATTCCCAAAGCGGAATAGGGGTTAGCTTTTTTACCAAGCAAAGTGAAAACTTACGAAAAATTAAAGGAAAAATTAGTAGAGAACTTGATAATTTTCTAAATATAGAATCAGATATATTTACAATTAATATATAATAAAAATAAACAATAGGAAATGAAAAATTATGTAACAAATTTTAAAAGCTTTATAAACGAAGGAGTCGTTACCGATATGAGAACACAAATTGAATCTTTAGAAAAACAAATATTAGATTTACCTAAAGAAGATGAACAATATAGTTTAAAAAAGGCGGGTCTTAAAAAACAAATATCTCAAATATTGGATAAAATAAAGGAAACGGAAGCCGCTGCGGAAAATAATGACGTATAATAAGAAACATATAGATAACTTTGAATCCTTTATTAATGAGGAAAGAGATGCCGTATATAATACAAATTATACAGGTATGGCAAATTCAGCAGTAGCCAGCCTTTATAATAGCATAATGGCTATGGCTCAAGAACTAGCAAATGAAAAGGCTACTAGGGATCCATATAATAGCAAAGGGGATATAGAAGAAGTAGATATTTCTAGAGCTATTAATCTTATATTCCATAGCAATTGGAAAAAGAACTTAAAGAATAGATGTTTACAAGGAATACAAATGAATGCAGCAGATAGGGCTGGAAAAAGAGATGATTTATCAAATAAGAAAAATCATAAGGCTTTAGCGAAATTACAAAAAGGAGATAATACTATACAAATAGATAGATCTACTGTAAGATTTAGTGATGATTCAATAGGTACTGGACCTGGATCAAACCAATAATATATTTAAAATATATAATAATAATAGATGACAGAACAAGAACTCATAAAAGATATAAATGAAGAAATTACTTTTTCAGGAATGCTTCCTTATTCTTTACCAGATAAAGAAATAAAGCGTCAACTTGAAATAGCAATTAAATATTTCTGGGATAATTGGAGACATGCCGTTGAACCTAGATATTTGTCACTACCAAAGGAATTGTTTGCTACTCCACAATTTAAAAAGATAAGACAGATTCAATTACCAGAATGTGTTCAATTTGTTACACAAGTAAAAGAACCAACCGGAGGATCCATATTTGGAACAATGGATAGAGATTTCTCTGAATCAAAGTTTATAGGTTCAGAAGTGTTCTTAACGCCTTTTATAGGGGAAAGTATAATGTATAGAACAGTTATATTTTCATTCTTAGATTTAACAAGGGGACTTGTATTAGATACTATCGCATATGATTATAACAAAAATACTAAATTATTAACAATAATCGGAAGAACACCAAAAATAGATGCAATCGTTAGATTTTATAAAACTGTAGAAAAAGATAAGATATACGAAGATGAGATATTTCAAAGATATATTCGTGCGAAATGCAAAGTTAGACTTGCTCATATGTTACAGACATTTAAATATACCCTACCCGGTAATGTAGCGATTAGCTATGAATCAATAACAACAACAGCTGAAGCTGAAATGAAGGCGGTTGAAGATATGATGAAAAGCGAAAACACAGCGGATTGGATTTATTTATATAGACAATAAAAAATAATATAATAGTATGTCAACAATTAGAGATTTTTATAGTAGAACAGAAGACGATCCTAAATATAAAGATGGTGTATTAGAGAATAGTGATGAGTTGGAAGAGTGTATTGCTCAAATAAAAATGGCACTATTAACAAATAAAGGAGAGGTTTTAGGAGAACCTGGTTTTGGATTAGAAGTAAATAAATATCTATTTGATTTTGAAATAGATCCATTTAAATTATCTAATGATGCAAATACTCTAATAGAAAATTATGTAACCGGATCTAGTAAATACGATATTGGAATCAAACCGTCTAAGTACACTGATGATAAGGAAAGAGATATATTTGTATTAGGAGTAAATATTGAAGGAGAAGATCCATTTGGAATATTCTACGATTAAGATTTTAAATACTCTATTTTACTAGGATCTATGTGAACGGCTCCATTTGCTTCATATGGAATATTAGATTTACCCAATGTATTATCAAGTATGTCATCCACCGGATGCTTATGTATTTTTGAAGTATTTGGACCGTACGTAACACCATCCTTTTTTGGATTAGTACCCTTAAATATTTTTCCTGATATTATACCATCCACTTTCATATTATAATTGACCTTCACCCTGTGTTTCACCACCTTCTATGGTTTCGCCACCTCCTTCTGGTGGTGCTTCTCCTGCCGGAGCTCCTGCAGCTGCTCCCGCATCTGCTCCGGGTGGCATTCCTTCAGCGCCAGGAGCTGCTGCTGCCGCCTGTGTCTCTGCTTCTTCTTTAGCCTCTTCTTCTTGTAATTTATAATTTAAATTTGTTTGTATTTCGTCATCCGGTAACCTAAGTTCTTTTCTTACAAGATATTCTGTACTAAAATATGGTGTTCCATCATCGTTCATTACACCTTTCATAGCAGTAAAACTTGCTAATCTCTTATTATCTATTTCTCGTTGTTTCATTTCTTCAAATAAATTATCATTATTATAGGTTATACCTACTGCGTTTCTAAATTTATGATCTCCCTTTATCTCTGGCATATCTAATTCCATTTGTAACCATAGGGGCTTGGTTATTAATTCTTGTAAAGTAGTTCTTATTCTATTTACAAATTTATTATATCGTATTTCTTCTCTGGAAATGCCTTCTGCATTTAATGTAAATGCTCCCATACCAGACTGTCCTTCCCATCTAGAATATGGTATTTTAGAATCCATTTTTAATTTTTTTAAGAAATGATTTAACAATTCAGATCCAGAAAGATTAGGACCTGGATATTGTAACGGTTCTATTTTTACTTGTTCATTTCTATCGTTTATTGGAAGTATATAGTTCTTATAAAATAAAATATTAGGTTGACCGTTTACTGTTATTTCGCCAGATTCATTATTAAAATTTATATCTTCTTTTAATATATTTAAAAATTCTCTTACATCTTCCTGAGCTTTTTGTATAGATTTAGAACCAACAGGTACCGTTGTTGTTAGTCTAATTGGCGCATTCATTACGTGCCATATTACCTTAGTTTGTTCAATTATTCTTAATAGGTTAAAAGATCGTATCAATCTTTCAACAAAGGATACTCTCTTTGTTCTAAAATGATTAGAATAAGAAAGATATATTATTTGAGAATCAGTTAATGTCCTTGTTTGTGTACTATTTGGTACATATTGAGTCCATTGTAAAAATAATTTTCCTGAATTATCCTTAGATAATTGTGGAACTATACTAGTTGGATCTAATTCTTTATAACCTATAATTTCCTTTGGCTTCTGTGGATTGTCATATATTATTTCAAAGGCAAGGTGACCTTCTACTAAATATTGAAAGCAATATTGCCAAGCCGATATACCTTCGGCAAATCCCCATGAATTATATATTTTATGAAAATTCTCAGTATATTTTTTTATTACATTATCTTGATATTTTAAACGTTGTTCTTTAGAGTTACCTCTATACATCATTTTTCCAGTTAAATCATTGGATCTACAAAACATATTGTCTTCATCATATACAATTACATCATCAGTAATTGTTTCTAATATAAACTCAATTTCACCATTTGCCGCAACATCTCTAAGACGTTCTCTCTTTATAGCATAGTCTAATTGAAAAAATGCAACTGCTTTTGTACGCAACTGTGATGTAGTATCAGAGATTGCCATTGACATTCTCATCATTTCATTCTGTCCAGCCTGATCGTTACTTCTAGCTAACAGTTGACTTTCAATAAAACCAATTGCCTGTGAATTTTTCAATAATAGATCTTCATGTCTAGCATTAAACCTACTTAGAGATGATAATCTACTACTTAATCTATTTACTGTATTTTCTAAAAAACCTGCCATTTTGTATTTTAATTATTTATATTGGATAAAATTTAGATTCAAACATATCTTCTAATTCTAATAATCCATTTACCTGAGGATTGGTGACTATTCCACGATCTGTTCTATTCATATTGTATATATTAGGTAGCGTATTCCAATCTAATAATTTAACGCTCTTTATACTATTTATTCTGTAATTTTTAACAGCAAAATTAATATTTGAACCAACTATACTTTGCATAAATGATTTATCGATTGCTAAAAACGGATTTATATAACTAGACCTCTGAGTTCTTTTAACTATAGATTCAGTTATTTTAGATTCAAATACTTTTTTATAAAATAGTTTATGTAAAATACCAATTTTATTTTCTAAAAATTGATAATATGATTCTAATATTAATCTTCTATATAATGGACTCATTAATTTTAAATTTAGAATAGATTGATATTCTGTATTATCTAATCTTAAAGCTATTCCAATAGGAGCACTATCATAATATGGTTTAGTAGTAGCATAAAATTTATCATCCTTATTTTCACTATAATCAAGTGAATTAATTGGTATTACATCTGGTGTTACTTGAAAGTCAGGTTCTATATGTAAAGAATACAGATGACCAGGTAATAGGGTAGGTGGCATCGGAATTCCCATTTCATTAACTATTTTCCATGGATCTTCAATAGGAACATTTATACTATTGTCTTTTAAAGTACTTATCATCTATATTAATCGATTTTTATCCTATCAAATAGCCTACCTGAAATTTCTTCTATTTCACGTTGTCGTCTTTTGTTTTCTTGATTTCTAGCAACCGCAGTCATTGCTTGTGAAAATTTCCATAGAGTACCATCTCCTTGTACACCATCTGATTTTCTATTAGATATAAGAACCTCTTCAATATCTTCAATTTCATTTTTAAATAGACCCGATCCTTTTAAATTCTTAACCTCTTTAGATAAATCAACTTCTCTTTCGCTAGCCATTTGAATTATTTTAGCTTGTCTTTCTATATTTTTAGGATTAAAACTATTATTAACTAAATCTGAAATTAAACTAGCTTGTGTTTCCGTATCTAATCTATATGTATTTTCACTTAATGAAAGATTATCCGGAAGTTGTCTACCTAAGTGTATCTGTCTTAGCATGTTATCTCTAGTCATTCCATTTAAACATACAACTTGCATATTATAGGATTGCAGTTGTAATGCACCGTCTCCAAAATCAGAATTTGATATTCTTAATCCAAATACCATGTGAACTGTTCCATTTTTTTCAGTTGGTATACTTATTACTTTTGGAAATATAGTTTCACAATATGTTCTAGTTGCATCTATATGTGCACTTATTGCCTTTGCACCATACTTATTACATTCATTAAAAAATGTAGAGTATATTACTGATGTATCTAATCTTCTATAGTGATCTGATAATATTCCACGAACTTCGTTGTCAACTGTTCTAACCAATACTTTTTTTCTATCTGTATATTTAGAATGTTCATTTAATATATTTGAAGCTAAATCTCTTTCCCATTGTGTTCCCCTAGAAAGCTTTTTAATATATCCAGTTGGTATACCTAATTTTTCACCAGCTTGTCCAACAGCATGTTCATGTAATTTAAAACTATCAATACCCTTGGTGGTAACCGTATATAATCTTAGAGATCCATTTGCTGTGAATTTCATAACATTACTATTTCCAAGAGGAGCAATAAAGTCGCGGGAATTATTACATTCGTAATCTATTTTATCTAAAACTGGCTTAACACTTAGTTCAGCATTGCTTAATTTAGAATTAATTTTTTCTTGTAATATATCTTTTTCATTCTTTACAACTAAGGTATCGTTCATGTTTTTATATTTTATAGTTATTAATATTAGTATATTCTACAAACTTTTAAACAAAAAGTTTTCAGTAATTATACCAAATTGTATTCCTTTAGAATCTGCATAATCTTTAGCTGCTTCAAATTTAGCTCTATTAACTATATATGTTTTAGCGTGACTTAAATATTGTCTAGTCTGCTTTTCTGTCATATATTTAGGTTCCACCGGGGGTTTAGTATATTTAAGTGGTTTTATTTCAAGTATCCAATTTTTAATAGTGCCATCAGATTCCTTTATAGCAATATACATATCTACCCAATACCTACATGTTTTTTTAGAAATTGGGTTATAATATTTAATACCCACCGGTTCAGATGAATATTTTACTATCTTATCGTTTTCATCACAATATTTTAAAAATTTAAATTCCCAACCGGATCTATATATTATTTGGGTAACATCTCCATCATATTTTGAAGGGTTTTTAGGAATAAAGTATCCCTGCCGTATTTTTCCTACTCTAGGTTTTAGGGTTTCCTTTATGCTCTTATGCTTTTTATTGGACATTAATCATCGGCGTGATCACCTATAAAGGCATCGGCTTTTTTAGGATCAAGCTTGCCTTGCTCTACTAGTTTTATTATAAGAGCTGACATTGCTAAATTTTCAGGAACACCATCTTCTAGTATTTCTATTGAATCAGATTCATGAGCATTTTTTAAATCATTATATGCCTCTTCAGCAGCGGCTTCTACTTCTTCTTCTGATCCTACTGCATCTATTAAGTCGTCTAATAATTCTTGAGCAATATTCAATTCATTATCATTTTCTTCTTCAGAGTTCGCTTCATTGAATTCCTTTATAGTAGTTGCTAATCTTTTCATTCGAGTTATACTTTTTTATTATTTATTAAATATACAGTACATCAAACATTGAATTTGAGAAATACTTATCTATTATATTATTGAAATCCCTTATTTTAATTTTATTATTAACTAGTTTATAGAATTCATAAAGTTTATTAATATCAGTTATTTGTTTTACTTTAGGCACATTATTAGAAAATTCCTTTTTTAAGTCGTTTATTAATTTAGACCATAGAAAAACATAATGACCTTCTTGTATTAATTTAATTGATTCTTTTTTACCAGCGTTGTCATTATCCAATAATATTCTTTTTTTAGAATTACTAGTTATCATCGATATAGTATCTTTTACTTTACCCACACCGGTAGATGCTAAGCAATTATATATGAACATAGAATCAAACTGTCCTTCGCATATAGTAATATCTTTTTTATAATTAATATTTAAAATATTAAATATATTATTTAATGAATTTATTTCGTTTAATTCAGAGTCTGTCATATTTAAATTACATATTTCTCTATCTATTTCTGAATAATTCATCATCTTATATTTAGGTCCATAATAATTATCATCTGCACTCCGTACTGAATATCCTAATATTTTATTAGATATGTCGTCTTTATTAAATATAAATATTTTTTCCATGTTTGCATCATGATAACAACATTCTGAAAAATTTATACTTTCATTTAAAAATCTACTTTTTATATAATCAGTAGTCATTGCATTCAATTTAAAATCATCCATTTTAGTTAATGAAAATCTATCTGTGAAATATTCTAAATCAATTAACTTTTCCTTTAAGGATTCATTCATTAAAAATGTTAGTATTGAAGTACCTTTTTTTGTTATTACTTTAGAATTAACGTTGCCCTTTAAAAAAACGTCGGGTGGCATTAAATTATACATATGACAATACATTGCTATGAACTTTTTAATTTCCATAAACTTCATGCATCCATCATTATAACACTTATAAGTATTTGTTTTAAGATATATGTTTCCTCTTCGTTTAGATTTTTTCTTTTCAGAATCTCCACATATGGGACATGAAAAATTTAATTTTTGAGGATTAGTGTCATCTATTTTTTGTTTTATTAAATCTCCTGGAAACCTATTAATCAATACTTCTTTTATAAAATCATTTAATGATGTGTTAGTTTCTATATCTATATTCAATAACATTATAATTCCAATTTAGATTGTGTTGGTTCTGGGGTTTCTTCTATATCTATTTTTAACCTCTTAGCTGTTCTTTTTCTATACGGATGTAATTTTGAATTAGGAACAACCTTTGTTTCTAATCCATATTTTGATATAATATCCAAGTATTCATTAAAGTCTTCGTTTTTAATATGCGCACTGGGGTTTCCTATAATTTTCCAGTACTTTTCAGGAACTTCAATATATTCTAGAGTTTTTTGATTTATTACATATAGTGGAAATAGTTCTTCATCGCTTAGCGGTTTTTTAGAACCCGTTTTAACCATTTCTATATTTCTTTTTAAGTGTACATTGAATTCAGTGAAGCCAAGTGCCAACAATTGCCTATTTATAGGTTCAACTATCAATGCAAAAAATTGTTTATTATAATCTAAAGGTAGAGCAAACTCAGTTGGATAGTTTCCAGGTGCATATGCAAACACATCCCATTCCTTTGAGTTTTCTTTTGGGTAATAATATTTTATTTTTTGACCCTGTTTTACTTTTTGATACTTACCAACCAATTTATTAGTGATTAACATATGATTATAATATGAAGCTGCCCTAGCATATATTGGAATACCCTTTAATAGTTCTAAATTCCTTTCACTTTTAACATATTTATCATAGACCCTACAACTAAATGTTTGGGCTAATTCATCTATATTTTTAAGAAGCATTTCTTTTTTTATAGAATTAAACAAAGGAAGTATATCTTCTTCTGGATCAATAGTGTTACCTTTTTCTAAAACTATTTTAGTTAATGTTGAAAGATGATCCCTTGCCCATATTGGGTATGAACCCTTTATCATTTCTAATCCTTTAAATACTTCATACTCTTTATTCTTATCTCTGAGTAATTCCTTTTTTGAATTAGGTTCGTATGAAACACGCAATGCATAATTCTTTTTCTTTAACCACATTGCTTTTACTGATAAGTTTTCTAATTCAAAATTTTGTTGATTAATAGTGTTGAAACGTTTTCCATATTTATTGAATGCGGATTTAAAATATTTGGATAACCTATGCTCATCAATCCTAATACACATATTTAAATACTCGTCTTCAGATAGCTCTGGTAATCCCTCTATTGAATCTAAGGCTGATCCAAATTGTACGTATACAGAATCGGTGTCAATGTATATTCCTGAATCATCTTCAACTTTATTAATTTTATATTGTTCTATACCAAGTATCTTATGTAATTCAGTATCTAAATGCCAGCGTTCCTTAAAATAAAAGTTCACTGCTTTAATACTAAATTTAATTAAATCTTGTCCTTGTAAAGTTATGCTTTGTGCCAAGTCTACATTAAAGAAATAAAACCATTTATTTCCAAATGCACCGTATATAGAATTAATTAAAAGTTTTATTGCTAGCTGTTCTAGATCTAATTTCTTATAAAGAGAATCTTTATTCATTATAAATTCATTTAATATATTTTATAAATAATCTAAATAAAGTTTCGTTTATGTTAGATAAATTTGAATTTGATTTTTTAAACTCTTTTCCATTTGAGGAATACGAGATAACCTCTGGAAAAGAATTAGAATTACCCGATGGAGAAATAAATGAATATAAAAATGATTTATATAATTTCACATATAGCATACCACAAAGTGAAGTTACAATATCTTTTCATGAAGACGATATGCGTTTTTTAAATGAAAAATCTAATGATATACAAGAATTAGATTCCTTTAGAAAAAATATAGACGTTGGATTAAAATCAAATGATATTAAATTTAAATTTAAATGTATAAAAAAAAATAGAAAGTTCCTTAAAAGAATAGGATCACCTGCAACTAAACTAGATACATTTAATGATGTACTTAATGGAATACAAGAAATGAATGGCGCTAAACTATCAGATAAATTAATTAAAAAAATAATAAACTTAAATGAGAAAATGGATCTAAGTGAATTAACTATTGGTGAGGAAAAATCAATATTTTCTTACTTAAACTTTCAGTTACATCACGTTAAAATAATGCTAGGTGTAATAATCGCATCAAAAATACATTAAATTATATGAGTCAAAAGAAAAGAAAGAACAAAGCCATACCCAGAGAAGATTTAGAAGAATTAGAAGGATGGTTAAATAAGGGTAATGTAGAAGAACGCAAACTTTTTGAATTAATTAAAGTAAATATAAAACATAGAAGTATAAACCAAAAGAGATTAACAGAATCAATAAGAAAAAATGAAATTACCATATGTAATGGTCTACCCGGAACAGGTAAAACTTTTCTAGCATGTGCAGAAGCACTACGATCAATTAAGAATACCGTTAGATATAAAAGAATAGTATTAATTAAATCTATAACTCCACTAAAAGGATGGCTCCTATAATGGAATCGTTTACAGATAATCTTAGGAAACTAATAGGAAAAAGCAGACTGGATAGAATGATGGAATTAGGATTAATTGAAATAGTTCCAATAGCTTTCGCCAGAGGAAGAAGTATTGATAATTCAATTATTTTAATAGACGAGGCTCAGAATATTACAATGAATAATATAAGAACTCTTATGACTAGAATAGGTGATAATTCTAAAATGGTAATAATGGGAGACGTTAGACAAAAGGATATAAAAAGAGATAGTTCTTTAGAAATAATCATAGATCAATTTAAACAAGTTGAAGGATTTGGTTGTATAGAACTAAGAGATCCAGAAGACGTTGTTAGAAATCCTATAATAAAAAAGATAGAGGTTGTTTTTGATAGCTTAGAAAATAATAAATAACAATATATTTTAGTATATTATAAAAAATAAGAAGAAACATGAAAAACTATATTAAAGACTTTGGTCAATTTCAGAGGATTAATGAGCAAGGTTTTAGCCAAGATCCATCTTGGGAAGAATTAGTAGATGCAATAGCAGATAGAATGTACGAAAATGGTATGAATGGAACAATCGCTAGCGATGGAAGTATAACTGCACATGGAAGAACATTAGATGGAAAATCAGCAGAAATAATAGTCACTTCTACAAGAGAAGAAGAAGAATGGAGCGAAGATAGTGGATATGAAGAAGATGAATTTTATGAATTAGATGAAGCACCAATTGTAAAAGAAGAATTTTTATTTAGATTAAATAAGAAAGATTCTGAATTGGAAATATCTTTAAAGGATAATATTGAAACAATACCCACAACTGCTAATGATTATGAGGATACTGCGTCTGGATTTGAAGAAAAAATCGCTGATGTAATGTCAGAGATGATGTGGAAATAATAAAAAGATATGAAAAACTATATTAAAGACTTTAGTCAATTTCAAAGGATTAATGAGCAAGAAGATAATAGTCTTTCGTTAGAAAATATAAAGGTAGCCATTGAGAAATTCGTAAGTGATAATAGAGACCAAATAAACAAGAGTATATCTATTAAAATTGATAATGACGAATTAAATTTTTTCTTCGATATTAATCCAACAAAGCCAGAACCATACAGTAATGAATTATGGGAAGTGGTTGAATTAAATTTGGAAGGAGAATGTAAAATTGAAGATGGAAAAATTAAAACATATATTCACTTTAATGGAGGATGGTTAGTGGCACAGGAAGAGAGTCTCGAAGATGGAGTGGCAACACCAGAATATTATTTTCCAAGTATTCAAATAGAACCATCATCGCCAGATGGTTATAATTATTTTAAAGATGCAAATTCAATAATTGAAGTACTTAGCATTATACTTGAACATAGTCATAAAGATTTCATTGGCATGGAACCATATGAGTTTGAAATGACATCTGAAGATGATATGAAAGTTGTACTTACGGGCGACGATGATTAAAAAATAATAAGCAATGAAAAACTGTAACTGTAAAATATGTAAATGTGGAGACAGCTGTTCTTGTAACTGCTGTAACTGCTAGAGATTAACTTCGTGTTTCTTGATATTGAACGCCTGTTCAATATAGATATTTTCTCGTACCTCAGAATGGCGTACTGAATAGCCATCTAATTTATCCACAAGGTCCCATATAGTGACTTTATTTTTATTCGCAAGCTTTCTCATTCCTCTACCAATAGACTGTCGAATTGTTATTTCAGCCTTTGTAGTTTCTGCAAATATAATGTGATGTACGTTCTTTAAATCAATACCAGTTGAGAATGTTCCAAAGCTAGCTACTATTATTACACCTTCATTCTTTTCCATGGCATCTTTAAACTCATCGCGCTGATCGCTTTCAATACCTCCATCTATATAGAAAGTGTCTTTATTCCATTCTTTTAATTTATTACATATATTTCTACCATATTCATTTTTAACATCTGAAAAAAGAATAAGAGTATTTTTACCAAACTTCTTAACCATGCCACTTATTAAGTTAAGCCTCTCCATACTATCAAAGATAATTCCCTTTTCTATAGTAAGCATTTCCTTACCATATTCTTTATTATCTTTGTACATTCTCTTTATATCATCAGGACTCTTTCGCATTTTAATGTATTCCTGTGCAGCCGAATTGTCTTTATTATATGTTAAGTATACCATACGAATAGATACATTAGGAGAGTACCCGTGCTCTATTAGATACTTTGCAGAGAGGGTCATGACAAGCGGTCCAACCTTTTCTTGTATCTTGTAGAAATCAGAATAGTCTTCAGATATTTTAGCAGTTCCAGAAAGACCAAGTTTATATTTCCAGTTTTTACAAGCATCTATTATATTTGAAATAGAGGAACCCCTAGACTTATGAGTTTCATCTACATTAACAACAATATAATTATCAAACATTTTAAATTCACCTGCATATTTAATCCTCTGTTTTAAAGTATCTACTTTATTAATAGCCTTCTGTAATTCCTTTTCTTTTGGAGTCTTTAGTTTCTCCAGTTTATTCTTTTTCTTTAGAGCATTAACTAATTGTGAATCTATGCTCTTTTCTTCAAAGTTAATGAGGCTTTGATAAGTAGATATTATCATGTCAGCATTAGCAAAATCCTCTTCATTGAATTTATTATTACCGCCTATCATTAATATATTCCAATCGACTAAACCATTTGAATATAATCTAAATTTTTCTTCAGTCTGACCCACTAACGATATGTTAGGAACTATCATAAGTGCTTTATTATCTTTGTTTATTATCCCCTTATGTTTTAAATAACAATTAAAGATATAAAAGATTAGAGTTTTACCAGCCGATGTTGCTAATTCTTGAGTACAATATACATATTGAAGAGCCCTATATGCTGATTCAAATTGATAGTCTCTGGGATATATTTCATTACCATGCTCATCGAGTATATCCTTGAATAAATCATTTACGAAATCGGTGTATGAATCTTTATCGTAGTCTAAATTTAAAGTTTCATTTAATCCATCTATTGAACATTCAATTCCGGTTTTCTTTGAAAATTTATAGATTTCTTTCCACAATCCTATGCGTATAGTATTTTCATTTGTTATAAAATGGTCATACTTTAAATTTTAACACGGTAGTTAGTTTTAACCTAGAAGTTTCTCTAGATCCAGTCTAGTTTTTAAACCGAATAGGACATTGTCTACTGTTTTGATTGATCCATCCATAAAAGATATTTGGTTTTCTATTATTTCAATAGTTTCCTGTAACTCCGTAGTCTTACCCTCTACAATAACCTTTTTTTCATGACCCTGATATCTCATATTTTGGTTTGAAACATTCTCCCATTCCTTACCTTTCTTTTGTCGATACCCTTTCTTTAATTTAGATAAATTATCTATTAGAGTATGATTATCCTCTAATAAACGTTGTCTTGTACTTAAAAAGAATATTTGAACTTCTTTTAGATCCTTTATATTACTTAGCTTTTCAATATTTCTTCTTATTTCTAGTGAATAAGTATCCCTATCGCTTTTAAATTTATCTAATATAGT